CTCGTGGGCCTTGCCGTAGTGGCCTTTTTCAAAGCCGTTGAGCACGCGCAGCACCTTGTTGACGGGATAGCCGTTGTCGCGTGCCCATTGGCTGAACGTCACGCCGCGCTGGCGAAACCGTTGCTTGATTTGGTCGGGGGTCATTGCCGTGGCTCCTGTGCGAAAGTTGTTTTGCCGTTGTTTGTGTGTTGTTGGTGAAATTGTAGGTGGAGAAATTCCACCTTGCAAGGGTTTTGTGTGATTTCTTCACTTTTAAAAAATGTCATGAGGCACTTTCAGCTCCAGCAAGCAGGGCTTGCTGAGGCCATGGGCGTCTCGCTCGACCGGGTAAAGAGCCTGACTTCCGGGAAGGTGAAGAACCTCAAAAGGGAGGAAAGCGAGGCACTGATCAAGAAGCTCCACATTCGCGGAGACTGGCTGGCGACCGGCGAAGGCCCAATGCTTCAGAGTGAAGGGGAGCGCGAGCTGGGCCGCCGCATGGACCTGCTCAAGCTCGCGACGGGCAAGGCGCAGATAGAGGGGCTGGAGCCTCATCACACGCGCGCACTGCAGGAGATACTTTTCTATGCCGAGCTGGGCGACGCCGAGGCGCTGCGCAGAGCGCTCACGCAAATGCAGCCCGACGAAGTGGCCCTGGTGCGTAGCTATCGAAGTTGCAGCGAAGATGCCAAGGTGCGCCTAATCCAGCAGGCCGCATTGCTCTCGGCTGGGTTATCTGCAGGCGCAGACAAGAAGAAGGCTGTGGCAGAAAAGAGCAGCGGTCAGAACATCGTTGGAGACAACGCCATCCAGATTGGCAGCGTGACGGGTAAAGCGCGTATCAAAAACAGGTGAGGTGAAACTTGGGTGAGCTACCGAAGCAGCTACTGGCTTGGATTGCCAAGCTGCTACCGAAACAAAAAGTCCAGGGAGACAATGCAGTCCAAGTTGGTAAGGTGAATGGCGACCTGCACACGGATCACAGCACGCACAACAATGCGATCCACGTGACCCATGTGACGCACCACCACTTTTATGCCGTTGCAGGCACACCAGCACAGGCTCCCGACAGCCGCCCAGCTGCCTCCAACGACGGCGGCCGACTCACACCCGAGCAGCTCGAGGTGTTCAAACTGATGAAGCAACTACCTCCGCGCACCTACAACAAGGTGGTGGCCTTCATGCGGGACAAGTTCAACACCGGCCTGGTCAACCAGTTGCACGGCCAGCAGCTCTACCGGGTGCGCCGGTATGTGGAGACGATTCAACGAAACGAGGAAAAGGAGCGAGCATGATCAAGCCAACCATTTTTCTGGCTGCAGCTTTGACAGCAGTGATGCCTTCATGGGCCATCAACAAGTGCATAGGTGCAGACGGAAAAGTTGCTTTTCAGGACGCACCCTGCGCAGGCCAAGGTCAGAAGATTGACGTAAAACCAGCCAGTGGTAACGCCCCTAAATCCATCAACGCCGCAACGGCAAGTGGCCCGGCAGTTGCGCCCGCCACAGCCGCTGCACCAGCACCAGCGAAGAAAAAAGAGGGCGCCTTCGGCGAAAGCTGGCAGCGTCGCACTTTCCTGGAAAACCGTGGCGTCCCTGATGCGGAAGCGGCGGTGTATGCCCACAGAAAGAGTTGCGAGCAGAAGCAAGCGGACCTTCGCTCACGGCAAGGGTATGCCAACAATAACTTGGCGGGAGCTACTTACTTGCAGTCTCTGGCCGCCGAGATGCAAGCCACAGCAACGATGTGCGATGTGCGCTCACGTGAACTGAATGCGGAGCTGGATTCAATGAAGAAGGAGTTGCGAGAGCTGCAGGCACAGCAGTGAAAAGCGCTTTTGTCTTCCAGAAACAACGTCACTATCGATCGCCCACTCCACATGAGCACAACAACTAAACAGGCTCTGCCCAATATCGTCATTCGTAGCGAAGATGACGCATACGAAGTGCTTAGAAAGGCTCGCGACGGTGAACTTGGACCGTACAACTCGATCGTATTTGACGGTTGGCCCACACTAAATCTTTACCTCAAGGGCGAAAAGTTTCACCAGAGCATTACCCCGACTGTCATGAAAGGGTTGCTCGAGTTCCAAAAGGGTATCTATCGCTCTTACGCGGCAGCCAGGTACGATCACCCCTCCAAGCGACTGAGTGACCAGGAGCGTGAAGATCTTGAAATCCGTGTCGATGTCCATGAAGGGTCTTCTGATCTTGAGATCAATTTCCAAGAGTTGGCGGAGAAACTCCTTGAACAGATGGTGGGGAAAATGGACTCACAGGACATAGTCATCACAATCGTTTCGATCGCTGTTCTGTATTTCGGCACCTCCGCCTATCGCAGCTTTTTGGAGAACAGGAAAGAAACCCGAATGAAAGAAGTCTCTGACGAGACTCAACGGGAAACGCTTGCAGCGTTGAAATACACCAGCGAACAAGAGACGAAGCGCGCGCAAATCATTGCTGACCTCGCTCAGAGCAACAGCAAAGTAGACAACATCTCTCAGATTGCCTTCGATGCGCAGATTGAAGTGATTAAAGCAATGGCTGCTGGTAGCAGCTCACAAGTTGAAGGTATCGCACTGACACAAGAGGTCGCAGAAACCCTGACACAGAATGCTCGCCGCAAGTCTGAGGAAGTACGTCTCGACGGGGTATATCGACTGATCAAACTGGATTGGACAGACCCCAGTAAATTCAAAGTGCGAGTATTCAACACTGAGTCTGGGATCTACCTCGACGCGGAGGTTCAGGACGACTCACTCACCGGCAAGTACAAAGAAGCACTGCGGGAAGCCGAATGGAGTCGTTCACCTGTCGTCTTGAAAATTAACGCAAAAACACTGGGTGATACCTATCGAAACGCCGTGGTGATAAGTGCGGAGAGATATGTCCCCCCCGCCGATGACCTGTAAGGTAAGCCGATAACGACAACGCGCTTCATATAGTGCACATTTAGACGTCGACGGGCTGCGGCTGCAGCCGTTTTTCAAGCGCTTTCTTTTCCCGTTTCGCGCGCGCGCGGCATTCTGCCGTGCATGGAAAAATCACCGCGCATAGCCATCGCCGCTTTGGCCTTGTCCGCATCGGGCATGGTCTACATCGCCCAGCGTGAGGGCTATCAAGAGCGCGCCTATCCAGACCCCGTTCACGGCACCAAGGTGCCCACAGTCGGCTTTGGTACGACCCAGGGCGTGAAGATGGGCGACACGCTGCCGCCCGTGCGTGCATTGATTCGCCTGCGCGCCGATGCCGCTGAGTACGAGCTTGGGCTGAAGCGCTGCCTTCCCTACCCGATGCACCAGCACGAGTGGGATGCCTTCGTCGGGCTGGCCTACAACGTGGGCGTTACCCCAGTCTGCAAGAACAACGACCGCACGGGCCCCAGCACCATCGCTCGCGAGCTCAGTGCAGGCAACTACCCCGGTGCCTGCAACGCCATCCTGCTCTACGACCGGGCGGGGCCTGTCAATAAGCCGCAAGACCGCTGCAGTCACCCAGACAACCGCACCTGCCGTGGCATCTGGAGTGACCGCCAGCAGCTGCAAAAGATGTGCCTCGGGGAGGCCACCCCATGAGCGCCCGCCTGATCGCCATTGGGCTGCTGGTCTGCGCAGCCATCGTGGGCGTCAAGGCCTGGGAGTCGCACCTGATCGGCAAGGGTGATGCGCGTGGCGCTGCCCGTGTGCAGGCCGACTGGGATACCCAAGAAAACGCCCGCAATGCCGCCACAGCGCGCGACAACGCCACCAAGTTCCGCAATGCCGAAAGGATCGCCCATGAAGACGCAAAACGTGAGGCTGCGCGCCTTGCTCGTGACGCTGCTGCTGCCAGTGTTGTGCGCGGGCTGCGCGACGAGATCACCCGCCTCAACCAGCGCCCCAATCCCTACCCAGCAGGAGACACCGGCATTGCCGCCTGCACTCGCGAAGCCTCCACCGCCCGCGAGCTTTTCGGAGAAAGCAGCAGCGCGTATCAAGAGCTGGCATCAGAGGCTGACCAGCTCCGAGACCAGGTAGTCGGCCTGCAGGACTTTGCGCACTCCGTGTGCCGCGCCCCGTTACCACCCTATGAGAGCGCCGAATGACTTTTGAGTTGACGATGGCAAACCTGATCTCCCTGGCGGGTTTGTTCTTTGGGGCGCTGTGGGCACTCTTGAAGGTCATTGGAGCGCAAGCAGAACGGCGGGCCAATGAGAAGTTTGCAGCCCTGCAGGCATCGCTCGCAACTCTGAGCCAGGACATGCGCCGCGAGGCTGACGCTGCCCGGCAGATGGAGACCTCTTTTCTCAAGTTCCAAGCGGAGTTGCCACGCGACTACGTGCGGCGCGATGACTTCGTGCACGCGCTGGGGACGATCAATACCCGAATCGACAACTTCGCCCTGCGCGTGGAGCGTGCGATCGACAACCGCCTGGGGAACATGCAATGACTTTCAACTATTCCGCCGCCGCGCTCAAGGCCCGCCGTGAGGCTATTCGCTGGCACTTGTTGTCAGCCATTGATCTGTCGCGCCCTGTGGGCATCTACACAGAGGCCCTGCTGCCCATCATTAACTCGGTGTATCCCGATGCCACGCATCAGGAAATCCGGCGCGAGTTGGACTACCTGGAAGCGCGTGAAACCGTCCGCATTGACCGCGACCCGATGGACCGTTGGTTTGTGGACTTGACCCGCACAGGGATTGAGTTTGTGGAATACACCATCGACGCGCAACCAGGCATTGCGCGTCCCCGGATCACGCAGGGCTGATCCATGGCACCACGTAGCAAAGTGCACTCGCTGCCGCCTGAGCTCAAAGAGTGGCTGGATGCCGAGCTGGTCAAGCGCGGCTTTGGCGACTATGTGCAGCTCGCCGCCGATCTGAAAACCCGTGGTGCCGAGGTCTCGAAGTCGGCGCTGCAGCGCTATGGCTCACCCTTTGAGGCCCGCATGGCGCAGCTCAAGATGGCCAGCGAGCAAGCCCGCGCCCTGGTGGACGCCGCACCTGACGACGAGGACAAGTTGGGTTCTGCCGTGGTGCGTATGACTCAGGAGAAGATTTTCACCCTGCTGATGGACATGGACATCGACCCCAAAAACGTCGACGTCAACAAGCTGTTCAAGAACGCGGCCGAGATCGGCAAGGCCTCGGTCACGCAGAAGAAGTTCAGCCAGGCCGTGCGAAAGGAGATCGAAGAGGCCGCCCGCAAGAAGGCCTTGGAAGATGCCGCGCAGCAGGCCAGCGAGACCGGCAGGCAGCAGGGCCTCTCGCCTGCTGGTGTGGATGCGCTACGCATGGCGATCATGGGGCAGCTGTGATGCAGCAGACTCAAGTGGCCCAGGCCGCGCGCATCTTGATGCAGTACCAGGTCGACTGGATTGCGGACAAGTCGCAGGTCAAGATCATGGAGAAGTCGCGGCGTATCGGTATCAGCTATGCCGAAGCGGCCGACGATGTGCTGTACGCGGCCAGCGCCGAGGGCGCCAACGTCTATTACATCTCCTACAACAAGGAGATGACGTCGGGCTTTATCCAGGACTGCGCCACCTGGGCCCGCGCCTTCAATGCAGCGGCCAGCCAGATCGAAGAGTCGGTGATCGAAGAAGAGGACAAACAAATCCTCACCTACACGATCAAGTTCGACAGCGGCAACATGATCCAGGCCTTCACCAGCAGCCCGCGCAATCTGCGCTCCAAGGGGCGGCCAGGTGAGCGCCTGGTGGTCGATGAGGGCGCCTTCCTGGACGATATCAAGGAAGTGCTGAAGGCCGCCATGGCCATGACCATGTGGGGCGGGCAAATTCGCATCATCAGCACGCACGACGGCGACGACAACCCGTTTAACGAGCTGATCAACGATGTGCGGGCGGGCAAGTATCCCTACAGCGTGCACCGGGTCGACCTGGACGATGCGCTGCGCGACGGCCTCTACAAGAAGATTTGTAAGGTGACTGGGCAAGAGTGGTCGAGAGAGCGCGAGGTGGAGTGGCGCCAGACCATGATCAACCGCTACAAGCCCAACGAGGACGAGGAGCTGTTCTGCATCCCGTCCAAAGGGGGCGGCGCCTGGCTGAGCCGTGCGCTGATTGAAGCGCGCATGAAAGAGGCGCCCGTGATCCGCTTCACGGGCAGCATCGACTTCAACAATGCACGGCCTGACCTGCGCCAGAGGGAGATGCAGGACTGGATTGATGAGCACTTGAAGCCGCTACTGGCCTTGTTCTCGCCCGAAGAGCGCCACGCCCTGGGCATGGACTTTGGGCGCAGCGGCGACTTGTCCTGCATTGCACCGGCTGCGATCGCACACAACCTGCGGGTGCGCATCCCGTTCCTGGTCGAGCTCAAGAACGTGCCCTACAACGAGCAGCTGCAGGTGCTTTTCACCATCACGGAGGCATTGCCACGGCTGAGCGGCATCGTGATCGACAGCCGGGGCAACGGCAGCTACATCGGCGAGGCCGCGTTCGACAAATACGGGGCGATGGTGGTGCGCTTGATGCCCACCGAGGGCTGGTACCGCGACAACATGCCCCCGTACAAAGCCGCGTTTGAAGACGACACGATCGAAGTCCCCAAGCACGACGGCCTGTTGCAGTCGCATCGGGCCATTCGCCTGGTGCGGGGCGTGCCGCGCATGCCTGAAGGCAAGACCGCAGACGGTGGCCACGGCGACAACGCCATGGCCTGCGTCTATGCGCACGCAGCTACGCGCATGAATTTTGGCCCGGTGCATGCCGAAAGCCGCCCCCGCCGCAGCGCGCTATCCCTAGAAGGCTACTGACCACCATGTCCCGAGGCATTTACGTTACCCCCACCGATTTCGTCTCGTTTGGCGAAGCACGCGCCACACCAAGCCTGTCCGAGCAGATCGCGACCCGCGATCGCAGCATGGACATGTCGTTTGGTTTCATCCTGCCCAACCCTGACCCGATCTTGAAGCGCCAGGGTAAAGACATTGCCGTGTACCGCGACATGCGCAGCCGTGCCTCGGTAGGCGGCCCTATTCGCCGCCGCAAGGCTGCGGTGAAGGCCCTGGAATGGCGCGTGGAGCGCGGCAAGGCAAGCGCGCGGGTGACGCGCCTGGCCAACGATGTGCTGGCGACCTATGACATGGACCGTCTGATCAACGAGATCACCAACGCGGTGCTGTTTGGCTACCAGCCGCTGGAGCTGGTTTGGAGCCCCTTCAATGGGGCCGCAGCCCCCTTACAGGTCATCGGAAAGCCGCAAGAGTGGTTCTTCTTTGACAACGCGGCCCAGCTGCGATTTCGCAGCCGCCAGCAGCCGCTGCAGGGTGAAGAGCTGGAGCCGCGCAAATTCCTGCTGGCACGCCAAGAAGCAAGCTACGAAAACCCCTACGGGTTTGCCGACCTGTCCATGTGCTTCTGGGCTGACACGTTCATGCGTGGCGGTCTCAAGTTCTGGGTGACCTTCACCGAGAAGTACGGCACGCCTTGGCTGGTAGGTAAGCAGCCGCGCGGCACGCCAGGCAGTGAGGTCAACAACCTGCTGGACAAGCTGGAAGCCATGGTGCAAGACGCTGTCGCGGCCATTCCAGACGACTCCAGCATTGACATCCTGGAGTCTGGCGACAAGGGTGCCAGCGCCGATCTGTATGAGCGGCTGCTGATGTACTGCCGCTCTGAGATCAACATTGCGCTGCTCGGGCAGAACCAGAGCACAGAGTCCAACAGCAACCGGGCCAGCGCCACGGCGGGGCTAGAGGTCGCCAAAACGATCCGCGACGGCGACGCTGCACTGGTGATGGCCACCATGAACCAGCTGCTGCGCTGGTTGACCGACCTGCACGACGGCGAGCAAGCCCCAGCGCCGACCTTTGTGCTGTTTGAGGAGGAGGACGTCAACACCCAGCAGGCGGTGCGCGATGAGACGCTGACTAAGGCCGGGGTGAAGTTCACCAAGGAATACTGGATGCGGGTGTATCGCCTGCAGGACGGTGACATTGAAGATGCGCCAGCCGGGCCCAGCATGCCTGCGGCACCAGGCACCGCTGCTGCTGTGCCGGTTGAGTTTGTGGAGGGCACGGCGCCTGCCGTAGTGCCCACTGGCGAGCTGAACACCGCCGCAGCGCCCATCGTCATGGCCTGGGTTCGTGACTTGCGGGCCCTGGTGGAGGCCCACTCAGAGCCGCAGGCCCTGCAAGACGCTTTGCTGGAGGCCTACAGCGAACTACCCACGGATGAGCTGACCGAAGTGATGGCGTTGGCTTTCGAGCTGGCCCACCTGCAGGGCCGCGACCAGGTCATGCAAGGGGCTGGCCGTGGCTGACATCGGTGATGTGGCCCGCTCTACTGTGGATGGCGTGCGCCAGCAGTTCCAGGAGCAGATCGACTTTCTGCGGCGCAAACTGAACCTGCCCAGCGAGAGCTGGCGAGACATTCAGAGCGCCGCCCATGACCGCGCGTTTGTGGTGGCTGGCGCGACCAAGGCTGATCTGCTGCACGACCTGCGCAAAGCCGTAGACCAGGCCGTGCAGGGCGGCTCTATTGGGGAGTTTCGCAAGAACTTTGCAGAGATCGTGGCAAAGCACGGCTGGACGGGTTGGACTGGTGAGGGCACGAAGGCGGGCGAGGCCTGGCGCACTCGGGTGATCTATCAGACCAACCTCATGACCTCTTATGCAGCGGGGCGCCGGGCCCAGCTGCTGGACCCCGACCTGGTAGAGCGCCGCCCGTTCTGGCGTTACGTGCACAACGACAGCGTGACTCACCCACGGCCCCAGCACAAGCGCTGGGGCGATATGAAGCTGACCCTTCGCCACGACCACCCCTTCTGGGAGACGCACTTCCCACCGAATGGATGGGGCTGCAAATGCCGCGTGGTGGCCGTGGCTGCGCCGGGCGATGGGGATGGGACGGAGCCGCCAGAAGGCTGGGCGCAGACAGACCCGGCCACAGGGGCGCCAGTGGGCATTGATGAAGGCTGGGGCTATGCGCCAGGCGCCCGAGCTGACAACGAGCTGCGCTCATTCGTCCAGGACAAGCTGATCGATTACCCCCCAGCGATCGAGCGCATGTTGTCGGTGGATGTGAACCGGCAACTCAGCGCCACCGAGCGCATCACGGACTTTGTCCAGCGCGTGCGGGATGGCTCACTGCGCAATGAAGACCTGTGGATGGGCTTTGTGGAGCCCGAAGCGGCCGCCCGGATCAAGGCCGCGACGGGCCAGGATGTGGACAGCTACATGGTGCTGCTGCCGGAAGACAACGTGCGCCACACGTACCGCGAGCACCGCTGGGACGGCAAGGGGCAGCGGCCTGTTGAGCCCGCTGACTATGAGCATGTGGCGTCATTCATCAATGAAGCCGACGAGACCTTGCCTGGCACCGATCTGGGCCGCCACGGTGAAACCCGCGTGCTGGTGCGCAGGGAAATTGACGGGGAGGTGTTCCGGGCCGTCTTTGAAATCCTGCACGGAAAGCGCAACCGGGCCTTGAAGCTGATCAGCCTGGCCATCAAGACAGCGCAGAAATGAAAAAGCCCTGCGTCCCCGACCTTTACGCCCGAAACGGGTCTGGCGAGAACCGCCAGGGGTCAATGTAGCCACAGGGCTGCACGTATTTTACGAAAGAAGCTTTCATGGCGCAAATCATCGAACTGGTCAACCGCAGCGGCCTGGACTACCTTGATGGCCTGGTGAAGCGGGCCACGAACATGGGGCCTGTGCTGAAGGAAATCGGCGAGGACATGAGCGAGTCCACCAAGCGGCGGTTTTCTTCAGCCAGCGCGCCCGATGGCACGGCCTGGGCGCCCAACAGTGCTGTGACGCTGGCCCGCTACAGCTCCAATTTCGCCCGCAAGAAGGATGGCGAGCTGACAAAGCGCGGCGCGGCCAAGCTGGCGAACAAGAAGCCAGGCACAGGCGAAACCCGAGCCCTGGGCACCACCATCAACTATCAGCTGCAGGGCGATGAAGCGGTCTCCATCGGTAGCCCGATGGTCTACGCGGGCACCTTCCACTACGGCGCCAAGTCGGGCGAGTTCGGTTTCGGCATCTACGCGACCCGCCAGGGCAGCTTTCCTTTGCCCTGGGGCGATATCCCGGCCCGTCCCTTCCTCGGGGCATCAGATGACGACCAGGCCAACATCGTGCGCCTGGTGCGCAGCTACTTGATGGGGGAGTAA